ATGGAGAAGTCTTTCAGATAAAGGAAAGATTTACCCTGACAGATGCCACACACGAGCAGTTTTATACTTTTCCATTAAGTTTCACAGAAAAAACAGACTTGGAAATGAGAGCGTTTTCTTCTTCAGGCTCAGTTGACTTCAATGTGTCCGCGTCAATGGAGTTTGTTTACATTCAAAATGGGAGTGACTTGTAGTGGCTGAACGCAAAAAAGCCAAAATGCCTCCCCGCAACAAGAAGAATTTCCGCCCCACAGAAAAAGGTGCGGGGATGACGGAGGCCGGAGTAAAGGCGTATCGCCGTGCGAACCCCGGCTCCAAGTTGAAAACCGCTGTTACAGGCAAAGTTAAAAAGGGGAGTGCCGCTGCAAAGCGTCGCAAATCTTTTTGCGCTAGATCGGCGGGCCAAATGAAAAAATTCCCGAAAGCGGCTAAAAACCCTAATAGTCGCTTACGTCAAGCAAGAAGAAGGTGGAAATGCTAATGACCCCAGAAGAAGTATTACGTCAATTAGAAAAACACGAAGAATCTTGCGACAAGCGTTATGCTGATATTCAAGAGAAACTAAAAACTCTTGATAACAGGCTTTGGGGCATTATGGGCTTGATAGTCCTTGCCGCGGGCTTGGAGCATTTACTATGATGCGCTCTAATTTTCCAAAGTCCACTTCACAGGGGGTTCGCACCGGGCCAAAGCCTAAAAAGGTTGGGGTCACATATATGCGTAAAGGTGGTCGTGTAAGTGCAAAAAGCAAAGGCAGTAAAATATGTCCAGAAGGTAAGGCGTGGGCCAAACGGACTTTTGATACTTATCCTTCTGCATATGCTAATTTGGCGGCGTCAAAATACTGCAAAGACCCAAACTATGCTAAAGGGTCAAAAGGCGGTAAACGGAAAGGCAAATAATGGGAAAGCTACAGAAGTGGCTGGATCAGGAGTGGGTTCGGATTGATAGCCAAGGTAATATTAAAGGGGCATGTGGTACGTCAAAAGATAAGCGTAACCCTGACCGTTGCCTTCCTAGAAGCAAGGCTCAAAGTTTATCCAAAAGTCAACGCGCTTCTACGGCGCGTAAAAAGAAGCGTGAAGGCGCTAAAGGCAAAACCGTCGTATCAAATACCAAAGCCGCAAAAGTCACAAATTTGGCAAACGGCGGTGCTGTTATGTCAAAGACAAAGGCAAAACGGCCTTTCAACGGCAAGAATATTCCGGGGACCGCGGTAGCCCGCGGGTGTGGCGCGGTCATGTCTAATCGCCGCAAGAGAACAAGGGGTTCTGTTTCTCAGGCATAGGAGGGGCTATGCTACCTAATTTTGAATTAGAGGAAAGGATCATCTCTGAAACCAGAGAATGGTCAAAACACGCACTAGAGCGTTCTAACGAACATTATAATGGACTTCCGGCTTGCCCTTATGCAAAAAAGGCGTGGGCTGAAAACCGCGTGGGCTTTGCATTTAAATACGACAATCAGTGGCAGGATTTATACAAGCTGATCTCACAGTGGGACGACAGTAAGGACGTCGTAATATTGATTGATTTCAGCCCCTTACCGTTGGACGAGATGGATGAGTATTTAAATGGAATGAATGACGCCATATCAAACGGCTTTTTCATAAACGAAGACATGTTCTTAATGGGGTTTCACCCGGAAGACGTTGATAATGAGCTTCTAGACGACGAAGACTTTGAATCGACTGTTGACACGCCCTATGCTATGATCTTTTTGCAGCGATTGAGTAAGTTGCAAGAAGCCTCTGATGCGCTTAGACTGAAGGGGTACTATGAAAACTGCGAAGAATACTATGGGTCTAGCGACCTGTACGAAAATCGAAAGAACCTGTACAGGAGATTAAAGCGTGGTACGGAAAAAAGCTAAGAAGATGATGCGCGGTGGAGCGGCTAAAAAAGCTGCCCCAAAGATGATGCGCGGTGGCGGCATGGCTAAAAAGCCTATGATGATGCGCGGTGGCGGGAAAGCCAAAAAGATGATGCGCGGCGGGAAAGTTAAAAAGTAATGACGACGTCAGGGTCAAAGGACTTTGAGCTTCAAGTCGATGACTACATCGAAGAAGCTTTTGAGCGGTGCGGGACAGAGTTTCGGACGGGATACGATGCCCGCACCGCAAAACGCTCCCTCAACTTGTTGTTGGCGGATTGGGCGAATCGCGGCCTAAATCAGTGGACAATTAAACAACGTACCTTGACCCTAACGCAGGGAACAACTGCGTATGATTTGGGTACTGACGTCATTGACGTTTTGTCCCTTGTTTGCCGCAGAAGCAACTCAGATCTTTCTATGGAACGTCTGAGCCGGGATGGTTATCTTTCTATTCCATCGAAATCAACGCAAGGTCGTCCGAATCAATTCTTTTTGGACCGTCAAATCACTCCCTCTTTGAAACTGTACCCAACCCCTGAAAACGCTACAGACACAATTATCTATGACGCTTTGGTGCGTATGGACGATGCTGATAGCTATACCAACACGTTGGATGTCCCTTTTCGGTTTTATCCGTGCCTTGCCGCGGGGCTGGCTTATTACATTGCTATGAAAAGAGCGCCAGACCGTATACAGCTTTTGAAGGCTGTTTATGAGGAAGAGTTTGAAAGAGCAAGAACAGAGGATAGAGACAGGTCGTCGTTTAATGTGACGCCGCAATATCAATATTTGCGGGTTAGCTAGATGTCTAAGTTTGCGTCAGGAAAACGGTCTTACTTTATCTCTGATCGGTCTGGTCAGAGATACCCGTATAGGCAGTTGAAAAAAGAATGGACTGGAGCGGTTGTTGGTCCCGATGAGTGGGAACCAAAACACCCACAACTATATCCGCCACGCAATGTTTCGGACCCTCAAGCCTTGAGAAACGCCAGACCTGACACAAACAATTTAATGTCGTATACTCAGGAATTTCCAGTGTTCAACTTGGAAACATTGCAGTTTGAAAATAATCCTATCGGCACGGGCAGAGTCGGGCAAGTTACGGTGGTGACGTCATAATGGCTTACACATTTACAACTTTGAAGCAAACTATTCAGGATTACACTGAATACACCGACACAACTTTCGTAAACAACTTGACCAACATGATTACGAATACGGAGAACCGTATTCTGAAGCTTGTTGACTTAGATTATTTCCGTAAAAACGCCACGGCAACACTAAACTCAGACTCAAAATATCTAAACATGCCCCCGGATTATTTGGCGTCTTTTTCTCTGTCTTTGATTGATGGTGACGGGAACCAAACCTTTCTGCTCCAAAAAGACGTCAACTTTGTCCAAGAATATTGGTCGAATGCTGCAACAACGGGTGTTCCGAAATATTACGCACCTTTTGACGTGAGTAATTTCATTATCTCCCCAACCCCCGCGGTAGATTATACGGCAGAGCTTCACTATTTTTATGAGCCTGAATCCATCACAACCACGACAGATGGAACCTCGTGGTTTGGCGACAACGCTCCAGACGCTCTTCTTTACGGCTGTTTGGTTGAAGCCTACACCTTTATGAAAGGTGAGGCAGATCTTTTGCAGCAATACGAGCAAAGGTTTGTTGAATCTATCGCACGTTTGAAAAATTATGGCGAAGGTATGGAGAACACCGACGCCTATAGAACGGGGCTTGTTAGAGTTCCAAAAACTTAATTTCCATAGGAGGGGCTTTCATGGAAAAGGATTTAAGCGGCAAAGAAGTCGCCATTGTTGCGCTTGGCGCAAGTTTTTCGGACTACGTTTTATCTAGAATAAATTCCACGGAATACGCTGAAGTTTGGGGCATAAATAGCATCGGCGCGGTGTTTCATGTAGATCGCACGTTTATGATGGACCCCGCGTCACGGTTTCTTGACGATGTAAAAGCCGGGACACAGACAGGAATTGCAAAAAAGTTTCTTTTGGAAACCCCTAATAAAGGGCCGATTTATTCTTGTTGTTTAGATGATCGTGTTCCAGAAATAGTTGAGTATCCGCTAGAGGACGTCATCTCTGATTTAACTTACTCGTATTTTAATAATACGGTAGCTTACGCGGTGGCTTTTGCCATACATCAAGATGTTTCTAAAATACACATGTTTGGCGTGGATTTCAGCTACAAGCAAAACATTCATTTTGCAGAAGCGGGCAAAGCTTGTGTAGAGTTTTGGTTAGCTATAGCCTTATCCCGCGGCATAAAGGTAGAAATAGCCCCTGCTTCGGGCTTGTTAGACACAAATGTTCCCGAAAACGAAAAGCTTTACGGCTACCATCGTTTAGAAGACCCACTTGTTCAAAGAGTTAGAGACGGGCAGCTAATCATTGCAAAGCAAAGCCAAATCGGCGCTTTAGAAGAAGAACACGGGTTGACCCCTCCGGAGCCTTTGGATGCTCGTCAAGACCCAGTTTTAATTGGACGACATGATATAGAGGGTGTTAGTTACAAAGCTAAGAAGGGCGCGAAAAAATGATTAGTGTTGAAACAGGCGTACAGGTTCAAAGCGTAAATGTTATGACTTCTGACGAAGGCGGGTTATCCGCAGATCAGGTTACAGAACTAGCGATGGACAAAATTCTTTTTGTATCAAACACTGCGCCCCCCGCGATAAGGGATCAGGCAGAAGCTTTTCGACAGGGTATTCGGGCCGTTGTTTCCCATTACATACAATTGGCAATGTCTCAAGAACGTGCTACAATTGCCCGCAGAATGGAAAAAGCTGGAAACAGCGAAATGGCTGATCTCGTAAGGAGAATTTAGGAATGGCTATTACTCAAGCAATGTGTACTTCTTTCAAACAACAACTTTTGGAAGGCGTACATAACTTTAAAAACACAGGCGGTGGCACGTTTAAGCTGGCGCTGTATGCTATTGGTGGCGGCGGAAAATCTGCTACTACAGCAACCCTTGGTGCTACAACGACAGCTTTCACCACCACAGGTGAGGTTGCCTCTAGCGGCAGTTACGCAACGGGTGGCGGCACATTGACCCGCGTTGACCCAACAACCTCTGGAACCACCGCGTTTACAGACTTTGCCGATTTGAGCTTCTCAACCGCGACAATTACTGCGCGGGGAGCTTTGATTTACAACAGTTCTGCTACAAACGCTGCGGTTGCTGCATTGGATTTTGGTGGGGATAAAACCTCAACCTCTGGTACATTTACTATCCAGTTCCCAACAGCTAACGCCTCTAACGCAATTATTCGCATTGCTTAGATAGCAGGAGGGTACGATGGCCCTTGTGCTGAAAGACAGAGCTAGAGAAACTACCACTACAACTGGTACTGGCACCTACACGCTTGCGGGTGCCGTTGCTGGTTATGAGTCTTTTGCTGGCGTGGGTGATGGAAACACCACCTATTACGCCTGCACGGATGGTACGGATTGGGAAGTAGGTGTTGGAACTTACACCGCGTCAGGAACCACTCTTGCGCGTACTACAATCCTTGAGTCTAGCAATGCTGACGCCGCAGTAAACTGGAGCGCAGGCACTAAGACCATCTTTATCACCCAGCCGTCAGAAAAGGCGGTATATCTGGACGAAAGCGGGAATCTTATTGCTGCAAACGGTAGCGCTTTAACCAATCTCAACGCTTCCAATTTAGCCAGTGGAACTGTTGATGACGCCCGTCTTCCGGGTACGATTTCATCGGACATAACTGGAAACGCGGCTACAGCTACCGCCCTAGAAACTGCAAGAACAATTGGTGGTGTAAGTTTTGATGGCACTGCTAACATTAATCTTCCCGGCGTAAATACTTCAGGAACACAAGATACTTCCGGAAACGCGGCTACAGCCACCGCGTTAGCCACGGGCCGTACAATCGGGATGACCGGGGATGTCGTTTGGACGTCTACTTCGTTTGATGGTACAGGAAACGTAACAGGAACAGCTACGATTCAACCCAATTCTGTTGCTTTAGGCACTGATACGACAGGTAACTATGTCGCCACCATTGCTACAGGCACGGGTTTGGACGGTTCCTCCTCTTCTGAAGGTGGCACCCCTACAATAACACTAGACCTAAATGAACTTTCTACGTCCACTACAGACGGGGATGGCGACTTCTTTGTTGTCGTTGATTCTGTAGGAACACAAAGAAAGTTAACAAAAGCCAATATTAATAACTCCGGCTTTAATAACGACGCCGGATATACCACAAATGTGGGCGACATCACGGGCGTTACCGCTGGCACAAACCTGACAGGCGGCGGAACAAGCGGAACTGTAACATTGAACATGGCTACAGGCGGCGCGGGCGCTGGAACATACGGTTCAACCAACAACAACACTAAAATAGATACAATTACACTTGATGCCTATGGACGAGTAACTGCCGTTGCAACAGGTGGTACAGGTGACATTGACGGCGTTACCGCGGGTACAGGCATCTCAGGCGGTGGCACTAGCGGCACCGTCACTGTCAATATGGACATTAACGGCCTGACCACCGAAACCAGCTTCCAAAGCACGGATTTAATTCCTGTTTATGACGTGACCGCCGGAGCCATTCGTAAAGGAACAGTTGCTAATGTCGCTTTAGTAGGTCCAACCGGACCCGCGGGAGCAGATGGACCAACGGGGCCAACAGGTCCTACAGGCCCATTAGGGCCAACCGGACCAACAGGGCCAACCGGACCCGCTGGAAGCCCCGGACCAACAGGCCCTACAGGGCCAACCGGACCAACCGGACCAATCGGACCTACAGGCCCTGATTTCCCTTCAGGGACATCTATGGTTTTTCAGCAAACCAATGCCCCTACGGGATGGACCAAGCAAACTACGCACGACAACAAGGCTCTTAGGCTTGTTACCGGGACTGTTGGCACAGGTGGTTCTAGCAACTTTACCACTGCTTTGGGAACCCCGGCGCTCTCCGGAAGCACGGGTAGTACAACCCTGAGTATCAATCAGGTTCCAAGTCACAGTCACCGGATTGGTTGGGACTCCAACGTAAATGCAAACGCAGAAGGTGCTAGGGCTTTTGCTGGAAATGCTGCATTCAATAACTTTTGGACGGGTAGCAGATTTTCTGCTGGTCGCCCTATGGAGTATTTAGGTGGCGGCGGATCACACAACCACACTATGAGCGGTACTGCATCAATCAACGTACAGTATGTTGACTTCATCATAGCTAACAGGGATTAAGGGGTATGGCGAAATATACAATTATACGCAGTGGCGGGTGCATCATTAAAGACGGAGCACCTGTCACAGAAGCTGACGTAAGCTGGCTTCCTGAAGACATTCTTGCTGTTCATGCCGCGGCAGACGGCAGTGGTGAACTCGAAAGGGGCGATTTTGCTACTGAAACCACAACTGCAAACGAAAACTTTGCAGATTGCACCGCTTTTGATTGGTGGAGCAACGTGGATACCGCGTGGCAAACTAGATACGACGAAGAGTACGCCCCTCCACCTGAAGGAGAGTAGGCTTGGCTAAAATAGAGGTGAAGGACAATTGTCCTCTCAATAAGTTCAAAAAGTGCAAAGAATTTGATTGTGCTTGGTTTATTCAAGTTAGGGGCACTAATAAAAACACCGGAGAAGAAGTAGACGATTGGGGGTGCGCTATCGCGTGGCTACCCTTTATGCTTGTTGAAAACGCACAAATGGCTCGTGAAACTGGAGCCGCGGTGGAAAGCTTTCGAAATGAAATGGTGAAAGCAAACGACCTAAACCGGAATATCCTTTTGGAGGCCGCTAAAACGGATAAGGATGTTATTCTCTTAAATAG